CTCTCCACGGACGGCATCCTGTACGACCTGTGGGTTAACCAGGACGAGGAAGGTATGCACCAGCGAAAGTACGGCAATTTGCTTGAATACACGGTATTCGTGATGCTCCCCCCCGCCCCTTGACATCTCGCTAATTCCAAAGAACTACTATGGCAGACGCTATCGAATACGGTGTGGCCCTTTTTTTCGGGCTTCGTGACAAGACTTCGGCCACCTACATGGTTGTCCAGTCTGATGACCTTTCCCAGTCCTTCGCCCTTGATGTCGAAGTCGCTGACGAAGATGGCCGCACCATCACCGATCACCTCGATGACCGCCGCAACGAAATCACGATTGACGGCGTGTTGAAGGTGGATGACGCAATTCCCACCAACGGTGTCCAGTTTACCTACGATGGTATCCAGTATATCCTCAAGTCGATTGACGACAAGGGTAGCAACAAGGACTACCGCAAGGTCACCGTAAAAGGTATCAAGTACCAGGAAATCGCCTAAAGAGGCGGCATCCACGAATGGATGCTCGTTACCTCAAGGCCACGACCGCAACCCCCACGGATGTAAAAGTCTGTGGGAAGCGGTTGCTTCCTTTCTGCCTACGGCATCGTATGATGCTTGAGGCCATCGACAGCCCGTTCCTTGACTTTGCCAAGCGTGGCTTCACCGCCACCGATGTAATCAAGGCCGTCCGCATCCTGTCGTCCTACGACAAGAGGGTAATCAACCAACCGATTAACTTCATGGAAAAGTTGCACATGATTCTGCTGAACTCCAATCGCAAGAAGTTGGCACGCTCCGTGGGCAAAATCATCGGCGTCATCACCGAGTCCTGCTCTTACCCGAAGATGTGGTCTAAAGAGGGCAACATTAAGGCCAAGGAAAACATCCCTTGGGTGCTGTCCTGCGTGGCCAATAATGTCCGCAACGGTTGCACGCTTGAGGAAGCCTGGACGATGCCCGAAGGCGAAGCCGTCTGGATGTCTATTTCCCACGCCGTCTATAACGGCTCCAAGATCGAAGTACTGTCCACCGATGACGAAAAGATGATGGATAACTTCGACAACATCATCAATCGCTTCAAGGAAGCAACCCCAAGAAACTAATGGCCTCTGAAATCGTAGTAACGGTGGGTGCCGACACCACCCAACTTGAGAAAGGCTTGCAGGAAGTATCCAAGCAGGGAAGCAAGGCTTCTGGCAAAGCCACTTCCTTTGCGTCCATCCTTGGCCGTGCATATGGCATGGGTCAGATGTTGATGTCGGTGATCACGCCCATCTTCGACTTTATGATGAAGTATGCGGAGAAGGCCCGTGAACTTCGCAATATGTCCGTGGCTACTGGTATGCCTACGGAGCAACTCCAGAAGTGGAATGTGGTGGCACAGAACGCTGGCATGAGCCTATCCACGCTTTCGCACTCGATGGCCGAGTTCAATAAAAAGATGGGCGAGGCCAAGATCAGAGGTTCCGAAGCCAACGCCGCACTCACCAAGTTGGGCTTCGGCTTGAAGGACATCGGCAAGGAAAGTTTGAGGTACGAAGATGCACTTTATGCACTTGCCGATGCACACAAGGCTGGTACTGATGATGCCACCTTGATGCACTACGGAACACAGTTGTTCGGCTCGTCTTTCGAGCAGATGCTCCCGTTGGTCAAACAAGGCTCTGGTGAACTCAAGAAACAACTTGGGAATGTAGCCACAGCCGAGGAAGAAAATGCCCGTGGTGCGGCTCGTTTTGCCGATATGATGGGACGGACTGGTGCGATTCTTGAGGCCATCTTTATCGACATCGTTGGGATTATGCACAACCTGGGAGAAGGACTTGCCGATGCGATTGATAATTTCGCCAATAGCATTTGGTATAACATCAAGGGATGGTTTGGTAACCGTGAACAAATGTTGAAGGATGCCGCAGAAGCCACATATAGAAACAGATCGGCTGGCCATACCGAAGAAGAAAACAAACAGTATTACGAAGATTTGGCTTGGAGGTATTCTATGGGTGACGATGAGAAGAAAATCTTTTTGGACAGAATCAAGGAACTTGAAGGCGGAAATGGAAAGAAACTTTCTCCGCTTGGCCTTTCCGAAGCACAAGGTGCGTCCTCGCTCCAGCAGATGGGCGGCGGCGACATCGTGTCCGCCATCGCCTTCACACCTCTTGAACGCATCGCCACGGCGACAGAACAGACCGCCGCCAACACCGACCCAAATAACGAGGAAGTTGTTACGGACGCTACCCCTGTTCCTTCACCATTAGGTTTCTAATTTATGCCAATCGACACTTCCACGAAATACGGCAACGATCTTGAATCGCCAGTAGTCCAGCCAGGTTGGACTATTGACTCCGATGGTTTCGGTATGCTCCAGTCCACCGTCAAGTTCAAGTGGGCCAAGATTTACATCGCACAGTTCCCAAACTGGTTCCATCGTGGCCGTTCCCACCCCGACTCCGCTTACTCGCAACTGAAGTTGTTTAAGGCGACCATGACCGAGGAAAAGGGTCAAGTCATCAGCATCGTTGCGGAATACTGCGGTTTGGCCACCAATGGCGGTGGTGAATCTGGAACCGACTACAATGGCCGTGGATACAGCGACCCACAGGTTATGATGACGGCGGCGGCGGCGGCGGAGTCCATCCAGGCTCACCCGAACTTCATCCACATCAACTGCACAAGCCTTGCTCCTGCTGGCCCGATTCAACCGCTGGCTGGCCCACCTCCTGTCAACGGAGGTTTCAATGATGATCCGCTTGTAAACCCTAATCGTGCGGCTTGGACTCCCAAAATCGCAGGAGGAGGCTTGGTCAATAATTGCCAATTCATCGGTTTCCTTCCAAACCAGAGTGCCACGGACACTACCCCCAACATCAAGGCTGGCATCAAGTCTTACTTTAAGCCGCAGAACACGCTTCGTATCCTCATCTACTTTACGGAGCAAGAGGAAGCCTTGAACCGTGCGTCTTTGGTTGGTTGGGTTACCGATGGTAATTCCTATTACCTCCAGGACGAATACAAGAAGTTCGCCACGGGTGGTTATTCTGGTGAATTGGAATACAGTTCTGAATGGTATAGCCAAATCCACAAGTCCTTCTTGGTCACCAATGCTTCCGTTGAGCGTTTTGGTGCCATGTGGAAGTTGACCGCCGACCTCATGGTTTCTGGCATGGGCGGTTGGGACATCAGCCTATACCCCAAGTCGCTCCTCGACTAATGCGTTCCATCGGCGGATTCAACTCGTCTGGCTACGGTTCCTTCGGTGAAGGGGAACCAATCTCCTCCCGTGCCTTGAACCGCATGGCGGCTGGAATCGACCAGAACCGCACGATGATGTCGCAAGGCGTTGAGTTCCAAAAGTGCATCGGAGGAGTGGCCTTCAACACCACGCAGGAAGTAGTTTTCAACAATTTCACAACCCCGTTTGCGGTCTTTCTTGATAGCGTAGATGGAATCAAGGTAGTCCGTGTAATTCCTGGTGCGGTCAACAGCGTCATCCCGCTTATCAACGGGACGATTATGACGGGTGCATACACCCCCCTTACGGCTCCGACCGCCGCAGGCACCTATGTGGTGGCCGTCAAGTGCAAGGCCGACCCAGCCCCAGCCTTCTTCCCGAAGTCTGACTCCGAGATCGTGCTGGTGGCCTATCCCACCACGGACACCGACACCGAGGGCTACATCTCCTTGGCCGTCATTACGGCTACCTCTGGGACGGGTGGCATCATCAATCTTTCAGTCAACCAACTGGTATCTGGTAGCCTTACCGCCGAGCGTCACAAGTATTCCGCACCAGACACGGCATCGTACTACTACTACCGTGTATGATCGAGATTACCAAGCCTTGGCGTCGAACTCCGTTTTACATCGGGGAAGCAAACTTTTATAACCCAGACGGCACCAATAACGCAGGCATCGTAAATCCTGCATTTACCAATCTCAAGGCGGACTGCCCAACCCAATTAGGCTTCCTCCTTGGCGGATCGGCTGTAATCTACAATTCGTTCACGGAATCCGTGACCACATGGACAAGCCCAACAGACTACGAGACGGTTGATACCCCAAGGTTTGAAGTTACTATTTTAGAGGGTGACTACGCCAATGCCCCGTGGGTAGGGCTGGCGGTAGAGTTAAGGGCGGAACTCCAGACCGATGTAACCACATACATCGGGGGGGTGTGGAATACTACCACCACTTATTCCTACCTAAACTATACCTATAACCTTACGGCGGCTAACTACATCCCAAGCCCAAGCGACCCCAATTTCTTCCCCCCTAATCAGTATGTTACGCCTTGGGTTTCGACCCCAGCGGGGCCGTCCTATACCGCCTACAAATACGAGGACTTGGGTGGTGGGGACTTCAGAATTACATACGGATATATAGTCTATTCCCCCAGTAGGTGGAACTACATCTCGGTCGTTCCTGGGGCTTTTGAGGTTGGTTGACACGGGTCTAATTCCAAAGCCCTATGGCGTCACCCACTTTCACCTTTATCAAGGGTTCGACCTTCTCGGCAAACTGCACCTACACCCCAGATGCAGGCTGGCCAGCCGATCTTACGGGGGTAAGCGTAGCCTCCCGTGTCCGTGATGCCCGTGGCTATGAACACCCCTTGGTCTTTACGCTTACCAGCCCGACCACCTTTACCCTGTTCTACGGCAACACGCAGGCTTGGTTCTCTGGCGTGGCCTTCTGGGACTTGCTGTTCATCAAGAACGGCATCGCCTACTATTCACAGGTAGTTAACATCAATGTCCTTGAGAATGTAACGCCAAACTCCTAATGGGTCTTTCAATCACTATCCTTGAATCCGCACATTTGGGGGTCACGATTAATGAACCCTTTAATGTTTCGCTTGTTCCCACGGCTCCCGCTACCATCGACATTGAGGTGGGCGTCCCAGGTGCGTCCGCTTCGGTCACGGTAGGCACGACCACTACGCTGGCTCCTGGCCTCAACGCCACGGTCACGAATGTCGGCACGGCTACCAACGCCATCCTTGACTTCGGAATCCCCGCTGGCGAGCAAGGTATCCAAGGTATCCAAGGAATTCAAGGCATCCAAGGGATTCAAGGTATCCAAGGCATCCAAGGCCCGAAAGGAGATACGGGGGATAGCGGGGTGGCCTTTGCCACGGCACCTTTGTCCTATGACGCTGGCACCAAGACGATCAGCATCGACTTGTCGGCCTACGCCACGCAGTCCTTCGTCACCAGCCAAGGCTACATCACCATCTCTGCCCTTACGCCTTATCTGACCTCGGCTACGGCGGCGGCTACTTACTATCCCCTTACCAACCCTGCTGGCTACATCACGGCATCGGCGTTGTCGGGCTACGCAACGGAGTCCTGGGTTAACTCGCAGGGCTTTCTCACTACGGCTGACCTTACGGGATACGCCACGGAATCTTGGGTCACCAGCCAAGGCTACCTAACGGATGCCCCGTCTGACACCTACGGATATGTCCGCAAGGCTGGGGCATGGTCTAACTCGCCGAAGTTCAGCCAAGTTGAAGTCGGTACTTGGACTACGATTTCAAACGGCCAGTATCTGCTCAACGACGGATCGTATGTGACCAACATGACTGCGGCGGCTATCTCGCTTACGGATACGCTTGGTGCTGGGATGTTTTTGAGGAATTACGGAATTGAGTTCCCAGACGCAACCACCCAAACGACGGCTGGCCTATCCCCCGCTACGGCGGCTACCACCTACGCCCCTATTGCGGCGGCTGTACCTGTCGGCGGTTCAACTGGTCAAGTCCTCACCAAGACCAGCGGTACGGATTACGCCTTGTCTTGGCAGACCCCTGTCGTTGGTGATCGTTATCTTACTTCCTCAACGACAAGCAACACGATTGGGAACGGCAATAAGACCTTCACGATTGGTACGGGCTTGTCCTACACCACGACACAGAACATCACGATTGCGTATGACTCATTGAATCATATGCACGGCGAGGTGCTGACTTACAACTCTGGCACGGGCGTCTTAACGGTGGACATCAACCACCACACGGGGGCTGGAACCTATGCGTCATGGGTTGTCAATGTGGGCGGCGTTACCCCTGCGACATCGGTTGCCTGGGGATCAATTACTGGGACTTTATCGGCACAAACTGACCTCAACACGGCCCTCGGACTAAAGGCTCCCTTGGCCAGTCCGACTTTCACGGGCACGGTGACCATCCCAGCGGGTGCTTCCATCTCTGGATTTGCAACGCTGGCCTCACCGACCTTCACGGGTGACCCCAAGGCTCCGACCCCTCTGCTGACGGACAACGATACCAGCATCGCCACCACGGCTTATGTTAAGGGTCAAGGGTATCTCACCGCCGCTACTGCGGCTGGCACCTACTACCCGCTGACGAACCCCAGCAACTTCGTCATTCCAAACGGCACGACTTCCATCCAAGTGACGGGCGGCACCGTTCGGTCGATTGATGGCTCGGACAACTTCGTGTCGCTTGACGGCAGTACGCTGAACTTCGGCAACGGCTCAACCCTCTCTGGCCTATCGGTAAATGGTACGGGCATCACCTACGCCGACTCGACCGTCCAGACCACGGCTGGCATCGGCGATGCTCCTTCGGACGGCTCGACCTACGGACGGAACAACGGAGCCTGGGTGGTCGCTGGTGGCGGTGGCGGCTCTGGCACGCTTACCTATTCCTCGCCGTACATCTACGACACGGCTACGGCGTCTAACATCAATGTGCTGGACTTGACCTC